CGCGGGAAGCAATTCACTGATGCCCTTCAGGAAATTCAAGATGAAGGCGAGAAAGCCCAGGCGGCGCGGCTCAAGGCTTATCTTGATAGCGAAGCTACGCGCGGCCAGCAGAGCATGGACAAGCTGCTGGAGTCGGTGCGCACCAACAAGGAAAAGCGCGACAAGCTCAACAGGGAGCTGGACCGGAGCATTGCCGCGATCCAGGCGGCTAACCCGAACGACGAACGCCTGCGGCCGGAAAATATCGCCGCCGCTCGCAAGGCTGTCGATCAGAAGTACAAAGACCCGAAAACCCCGAAAGGATCGTCTACGCCCCTCGACCAGTCCAGCGTCACCGAGGCGAAGAACCGCCTGGACCAGTTGCAAACCGATTTCAGGAACGCCGAGCAGAACTTGCAGGCGCAGCAGCGGGCTGGGCTGCTCTCCTACGCCGACTATGTTGCCCGCCGCAGCGAACTGATCAGCCAGAACAAGGACCAGGTCACCGCAGCCTATGAGGGGGAAATCCAGGCGCTGGAGGCGCTGCGCGACAAAAGTTCCACCACGGCGGCCCAGCGCATCAGCCTGGACCAGAAGATCGCCGAGGCCAGGAACAACATGGTCAAGGCGCAGAAGAAGGCCGAGGGCGACCTGGAAGTCCTCCAGCTCAACGAACAGGGCCGCCTGAAGAAACAGACCCAGGCAGTGAAGGCCTACAGCGATGCGCTCCAGCAACAACAGGATGCGCTGGCCGTCCAGGGCCAACGTGCCGCCGCTGCCGTGGGCATGGGCGCGCAACAGCGCCGCCTGTTCGATCAGCGGGGCAGCCTTGACGACCGATTCGCGCAGCAGCGCCTGGACCTGGCGAGCCAGTACGGTGACGGCTCGCGAGGCATGAGCCTCGACGAGTACAACGACAAGATCAAGGCGCTGGAAGCGAACCACGCGGCGATGACCGAGCAGCTGCAACGCAACTACGCGACCTTGCAGGTCGCGCAGGCAGACTGGACCAACGGTGCCCGCTCGGCGTTCGCCGACTATCTCGACTCGGCCAGGAACGTCGCGGGCCAGACCTACGACCTGTTCAGCAACGCGATGTCTGGCCTGGAGAACAGCGTCGTTTCCGCCGTAACAACGGGTAAGGCCAGCCTGGATGACTTTCTCCGTACGCTCGCGGCCGACTCCGCTCGTATGGCGACCAGGCAGCTCGGAGCATCGTTGCTCAGTAGCTTCGGACTCGGCGAGACCAAAGACGCTGGCAGCAAAGACCTGGCCGTAGGTGCCTCGGCGGTCTCGGCATCGGCCGGCGCCCTGGCAACCGCGGGAGGCACTCTCGTGACCGGCGCCGCGGCGATTCAGGCTGCAGCCGCATCGCTAGCGGCAGCGAACGGTGGCCAGGTGCTGGGCGGCGCAGCCTCTGCAGCCGGACAAGCCGGTCCAGCGGCTGCTATTGCTGCCGCGTCGACCGAAGGCGCAGCCGCAATGGGCAGCGCGATCAGCGAAGCAACCACGTCGGGCGGTGGCACTCTGGCGAGCGCGCTGGCTGGAGTGTTTGGTCAGGGTGCCAGTTTGTTCGGCAACCTGTTCAGCAGCCTATTCGGTGGCGGTGCTGCTGGCGGCACTGGCGGTGGTGGTGGCTGGTTGCAACTGGGCATGAGTGCCGCCAGTGCGTATTTCGGAGGTGGCTTCGCCGATGGCGGGCGTATCCAAGGACCAGGCACCGGCACCAGCGACAGCATCCCGATCCTGGCCTCCAACGACGAGTTCATGACCCGTGCCGCCGTGGTACGGCAGCCCGGCGCACTCGCGTTTCTGGAGCAGTTCAACCGGTATGGCATGGCTGCCCTGGGCGCCTGGGCGAACCCAGTCCGCCACGCTACGGGCGGCCTGATGGGGACTCCTGCTCCGGCCATGCCCGCTCCGGGCCTTTCTGCTTCGCGCCTGCAGGAGCCCTCCAAGAACTTCAGTACCTCGGTCGCCAACTCGATCTACCTGCACGCCGTTCAGGACACGGATCAGATGGCGGCCGACATGTGGGCCGGCAAAGGCGGCGAACACTTCTTGGTCTGGCTGAACAAGAACCGCCAGGCCGTCAAGCAGATTATCTAGGAGTCCCATGGCCACCGAATTCGGCACCGCCGTCAACCACGCCGACCTGGTCGAGCGCCTGGTCCAGTTCCTCACCGCGAGCCCGGACCTGGTCGCAGCTGGGCAGGCCTACGAGAAGGTTTTCGACAACACCCTTCCCGCGTCGGGCACGGCCATCGCCGTGCGCCAGGTGACCCTGCGCGCCCCTGGCCTGGGCGGCACCGATAGCATCTACATGGGGATTCAGAGCTACGGCGATACGGCACTGGACTACTACAACCTGCGCCTGATGGGCGGCACAGCGTTCAATGCTGGGGCAATCCCGCCCGGTGGCGACTTCTGGACCGCGTTTGCCAACTACAGCCCGCGGGTTCAGGCGCTGCTGTGGAACCAGCCGATGCCCTACTGGTTCTTCGCCAACGGCCGCAGGTTCTGGATGGTCGTCAAAGTCAGCACGATCTACGAGTCGGCCGGCGCCGGCTTCATCCTGCCACCTTGTCCACCGTCGCAGTACCCGTACCCACTCGCTGTAGTCGGGTCGTATCGCGGGGACGTCGCTGTGCGCTGGTCCGATGTGAGTGACCGGCACCGAGGCATCAGCAGCCCCTACGAGCGAAGCTGCTATCTCCGCGATCCCGCCGGGCGCTGGCTCGGTTTCACTGTAGACGGAGGGGCTGCCAACGAGTCCGACTACAACAATCGGACGCTCCTCCCGCTGGGCTGCGACCGTTATGCGGGCAGCAGTGACACCGTGGTCAAACAACTGCGGGATTCATTCGGGAAGTTCCCGCTCAAGGCGCTGTCGTTCGTCACCCGCGAAACCGAGGGTCGCCGAAACCTGGGCGACTTCGACGGCGCTTTCTACGTGCCAACGCTCAACTCCGGCGCCGAGGACGTGATTGTCGAGGACGGAGTGGACCACGTCGTTTTCCAAACCGCTTGGCGTAGCGGTAACCCTTGGCTCTACGCGATCAGGAAGGACTGACATGGCCTATTTCACAGGAACAGCTAACAACCCGTCCGACCTGCTCGCCAAACTGCGCGTCCACGCCGAGTCGCTCGGCTGGGTCACCGACCGCGCCTCGGCATCGGAATGGCTTTGTCACAACGCTGATGGGTACTGGTCATTCAATGCCGGAGCCAATCAGTTCCAGATGGCGGGCAATACGGGGTTCGATAACAGCCTGGCGTGGAACGCGCAGCCCGGTAACTCGGTGCAGAACAACCCTTATTCGTCGAAGGGACCGACCGTCGCACAGCTGAGCGGTGGGCCGTTCACGCGCTACCACCTGTTTGCCACGGCGGCCTATCTGCACCTGCACGTCGAGATTGCGGCCGGTCAGTTCCGGCCGGTGATGATTGGCTCGCTCAACAAGCGCGGAGTCGAATACAGCGGCGGCCAGTACGTATGCGGCTCCGTAATCTACCAGGCAGGCCAGATGCTGACATCGAACTGGTCCTGTCATCCGTTCGACGGCTATCACGTTCGCTATAGCGACGGTGGTTGCGTATTGCGCCTGGATGGCCTGGATGGCGGCCCCTCGCCCGACTGGCTGCCGTTCGACTACACGACGAACATCCCCCGGCGGGTCATCGGGCCAGGCCGTGGAAACTACAGAAATCAGTACCATCCTGACGTCGGACTGATCGACGCTAGCGCAAACGAGCTGAACAGCTCGACCACCACTGTGCCGTGCGCCATCTATGCGTTCGGCGCTCAGCAGCGCTCGCGCTACGTGGGCGAAGTGCCGGACTTTGGCATATGCAACATGGCCTTCCTCGCGCCTGGTGATCCGCTTGTCGTCGGTAGCGACACTTGGCGTGTCTATCCGTTGCTCCAACGCGGAACCGCTACCGACTTCGACAGCACCAGCGCCTGGGTCGGCTATTGCTTCCGGGTGGTCGAGTGATGGCGACGTTTCCGGGGTTCCAGGTGCCGAAGCCTGTGGAGGGGATCGTTGCTGGCATCACGCCGAATATCGACGCCCTGGAGCTGAACCAGGACATCAGCCTTGCAGCGGTCGCGGCCTCGACCTGGGCCGGCGCCTATGGGGCGCATCAGCCGGTAGAGGTGATCCATTCGACCTACCAGGCTGTCCACCAAAGCGCTCTGGAAGAGAACTACTACAACCGCCTCTGGTTGATTCCGACCGCAATGGAACTGGGCAACGTCGTCAGCACCCAGATACGACCGGCATCTGTCTGGAACGCATATTTCAGTCCGCGCACGCTGACTACCATCGAGCGGGAAGATGCAGACGGCATCACGCTATCCGGCCAGGCGTCGCCGCCGCTGGGTTTTGCCGCCTTGGAAGAACGCACCTGGACGGTCAGCATCGGCACCGACGGCCCGCCCGTGGTCAATGCGCGGGTCGTCTGGAAGCTCCAGGGCGAGCCGGACCTGGTGCTGGTCATCACCGGCAATCGGATCATCGCCTGGACGTTCGCCCCGGACTGGGGCGACAGCATCGTCGAGCGCCTCAGCGCCTCGACAAATATCCTGCAAAGCGAATCGGCCGTGACCCAGCGCCGAGCCATGCGCCTGGCGCCGCGCCGGGAGTTCGAGGCGAACATGTACGCGGTGGACCGCGAGCGGCAGCTCCTGGATATGACGCTATTCGGCTGGGGCGCACGCATTTGGGCGCTGCCGATTTGGCCTGATATCCAACTGCTCCAGGAACCGCTGGCGGCCGGCTCGCTGAACATTCCGTGCGGCACGGCCGGCCTCGACTTCCGCGACGGCGGTCTGGCGATGCTGCGCGGCGAGGACGCTTTTACTTACGAGGTCGTCGAGGTCAAGACGGTGACCGCCAGCGGCCTGGACCTGTTCCGGCCCGTCCAAGCCGCCTGGGGAACTGGCTCGCGACTGTACCCGGTGCGTACCGCGCAACTGACCGAACAGCCCACGCTGACCCGGCTGACCGATACCGCGCAGTCTGCGCGGGTGTCGTTCCTTGTGATGGAACCCAGCAGTTGGCCCGAGGTGATGCCGGCGACGATGTACCGGGGGCGTCCTGTCCTGGAACAGCGCCCGGACGAAAGCGAAGACCTCACCTCTAGCTATCAGCGCCTGCTGTCCACCCTGGACAACGGCAGCGCCATTCCGCGCGTGACTGACGTCGCCGGGATGGCGCTGCCGGTCTTGGGGCATCGCTGGATCGGCATGGGCCGAGCCGAGCGGTCGGCGTTCCGTAGCCTGGTCTATGCGCTGCGCGGCCAGCAGAAGCCGCTATGGGTGCCTACCCACGCCGATGACCTGACGCTGGTCGCCACCGTCTCGCAGCTGTCCACCGCCTTGGACGTGCGCAATATCGGCTATGCCCGTTTCGCCAACGGCCGGCCGGGCCGTCGCGACATCCGTATCGAGCTGTACGACGGCACGGTCTATCACCGCCGCATCCTCACCAGCACTGAGCTGGACGCCGACACCGAGCGCGTGGCCATCGACGCCGCCCTGGGCCGCCTGGTCGAGCCGACCGATGTAGCGCGCATCTGTTTCATGGCGCTCTGTAGTGCCGCCAGCGACGTGGTCGAGATCGAGCACGTCACCGATAGCGAGGGCGTCGCAACCGCCGCGCTGACATTCAAAGGGGTTCGTGACGATGAGTTTTAACAGCCGCGAAAGCTCGCTCGCGGATGGGCAGCCGGTGCGGCTGTACCAGTTCAGCCGTGGCGCGATCCGCTGGAGCTACAACAGCAGCGACCGGGACATCACCTACCAGAACCAGATTTTCCGTACCGTGCCGGGCGGCATCACCGACAACGGGATCATCTGTTCCGGCGATCCGCAGTCCGACCAGTTCGTCATCACCGCCCCGGCCGACCTCGATGTCGCGCTGCTGTACAAGGCCCGGTCGCCGAGTGGTGCCATCGACCTGGTCGTCTACGACATGCACTACGGCGACGCCGAGGCAGCGGTTTCATGGGTAGGCCAGATTGGCGATGTGGACTGGCCGACTGTGGACAGCTGCCGCATCACGTGCGTGTCCGAAGACGAACTGATGGACCAGCCCGGCTTGATCGACACCTACTGCCGCACCTGCACGGCAGTTGTTGGCGACCACCGCTGCAAGGTCAACCTCGTTCCGTATCGCGTGACGCTGACGCCGCAGAGCATCAGCGGCTGGGTGATCTCCAGCGGCGTGGTCGCCGGCTATGTCGATGGCTGGTTTACCGGGGGCTACGTCGAGTGGCAAGTGGACGGCGACAACTACGACAGCCGCTACATCGAGCGGCACGCCGGGGCCGATCTGCACATCATGGGTGGCACCGAGGGCATTCCGGCAGGTGGCCAACTGCGGGTCTATCCGGGTTGCGACGGGCTCGCGCAGACCTGCGACGACAAATTCAGCAACCTCCCCAACTTCAGGGGGTTTAACGCGATGCAAGGCAAGTCGCCGTTCGATGGCGACCAGGTCTGGTGAGGTAGGCCATGGACCCGATCACAATCAATCTCGTCATCCTGGCGGCGTCGTTCATCCTATCCAAGGTCTTGGCGCCGAAGCCGCAGAAGCCCAAGCCGACCGCCTTTGAAGACATCGATTTCCCGCGCTGCGACGAGGGTGACGAACAGGTCGCCGTCTTCGGTCAGTGCTGGTCGAAGAGCTGGATGGTGCTGACCGTGGGCAACTACAGAACGAAGGCGATCAAGACCAAAGGGAGCAAGAAATGATCGTTACGGCTCAGCACCTGCATACCGTGCCGACCTGGACCACTCGGCAGGGCTACTGCCACCGGCAGGCGCGGGACTTCTTCAAGCGCCATGGCCTGGATTGGATGGCGTTCCTACGGGACGGCATCGAGGCCGACGTGCTGGTCGCGACCGGCGACGCGCTCGCGCTCAAATTGGTTGAACATGCACGCCAGGAGATCGCGGATGGGCGCTAAACCGAAGGCACAGACGGTCGGGTTCGAATACTTTTTTGACATCCATTTCGCCCTGGGCAAGAAGATCGACGAGGTCTGCGCAATCCGCGCGAGCGGAAAGACCGCATGGAAGGGTTCGATCACCAGTAACGGCCAGGTTCGCATCAATGCGCCGGACCTGTTCGGCGGGAAGAAGGGCGAAGGCGGCCTCGACGGAACGCTTGACGTGCTGTTTGGCGAGGAGGACCAGGGCGTCCTGCCGCGCCTGGCGGCGATGCTCGGCGGCCTGGTACCGGCGTTCCGGGGCGTCACCACGTGCTTCTATTCCGGCCTGATCACCGCCATGAACCCCTACCCGAAGACCTGGGAGATTCTGCGCCGAGGCGGCAACCGCCTGTGGGACGGCAACCCCTGGTATCCCGAAAAGCAATTTATCTGGCTCGCGGACGGTCAGATCAAGGCGATGAATCCGGCGCATATCCTCTATCTCGTCTACACCGGCCGGGACTTCCGGGGGCTGGCCCGCACGCGGATGGACGAGGCGAGCTGGCGGGTCGCTGCCGACAAGCTGTATGCCGAGGGTTTCGGGCTGTGCTTTGAATGGACCAGGTCCGACACGTTCGCCAACTTCTGCGAGACGGTGAAATCGCATATCGGAGCCGAGGTCTACCCGAACCGCCAGACTGGGCAGATCAGCATCCGGCTCCTGCGTGACGACTACAACGTTGCTGACCTGCCGCTGTTCGACGAAGACAGCGGCCTCCTGGAGATCACCCAGGAGAAGACCGGCTCGACCTCGCTCGCGCCGAGCCAGCTTATCGTCAAGTACATCGACCAGACCGACGGTGCACAGCGCCAAGTCATCGTCAACAACAACGCGGTCGCCGCGTCGCAGGGGCGGCGGTCGTCCGAGGAAGTCGAGTTCCTGGGCGTGCCGACTGGCGAGCTGGCCGGGCGAGTCGGTGAGCGGGAAATGCGTCTGAAGACAACCGGCCTGAAGCGCTATAAAGGCGTATTCGACCGCCGCGCCCGTAGCCTGAACCCAGGCCAGCCGTTTCGCATCCGTTCGACCCGGCGCGGCATCCCCGAAACCGTCGTCAGGGTCGGCCGGATCGAGGACAACTTCCTCGGCGACGGCAAGATCACCCTGACCGTCGTTCAGGATCAGTTCAATCTGCCGGCGACAACCGGCGTGGCGCCGCCACCACCGGGCTGGATTCCGCCCGACCGGACGCCTCGGGCGATCACTGTGCGCCGCCTGATCGAGGCACCCTATCGCGAACTGGCCGGCGTGATCGATCCGGCGAATCTCCAGCTCCTGGACGTGAGCGCGTCCTACTTGGCCGCGCTGGCCGAGGCGCCGACCAGCCTGTCGCAGAGCTACACCTTGACCGACCGCGTCGGCAGTTCGGGCGCGTTCGTTGATCGCGGAACCGGGGATTGGTGCCCGACTGGACTACTCGCCGCAGAGCTGCCGCTGGCGGCCGGTCCGAACGTCGTCACGTTGACGAACGCCAGCCGGCTGGAGGACGTAGCTGTCGGCCAGGCGGCCGTGGTGGATGACGAAATCGTCCGGGTCGATGCGGTCAACTACGCCAGCGGTACTGTCACCCTGGCGCGCGGCTGCGCCGATACCGTACCAGCCAAGCACCTGGCCGGGGCTCGGGTCTGGTTCTATGACACGTTCGAAGCGGTGGACGAGACGGTCTACAGCCAGGGCGTGACGCTCCAGGCCCGGCTGCTGACCAACACCAGCGAGGGCCAACTGGCCCCGGCGCTGGCCGCCACTGACAGCCTGACGCTGACCGGGCGCCAAGGTAAGCCGTACCCGCCCGGCCAGTTCCGCATTAACGGTAGCGCGTACCCGGCCAAGGTCTACGGGGTGCTGTCGGTGAGCTGGGCGAAGCGCGACCGGATCGGCCAGGCCGACCAGTTGATCGATACCACTGTCGGCAACATCGGGCCCGAAGATGGAGCGACGGTGACGCTCCAGGTCTACAGCGGCACGACGCTGAAGCGCACCTATGCCGGCCTCACATCCAGTAACTGGTCCTATCCGGTGGCCGAAGACGTCGCTGACGGCCCGCTCCAGGACGTGCGCCTGGTCCTGCGCAGCGTCCGCGACGGCATCCAATCCTGGCAGCAACACGACATCACCATCGAACGACACGGCCTGGGCTTCCGCTTGGGCGAAGACCTTGGAGGCGTTTCCGCATGACTCTCTATATGGGGCCGAATACCGGCCTGCTGATCAATGGCTTGCCGGGAGAAGGGCATTACAGCGATCTGATTCGGATGTGGCGCTGGGATGACTTCCTGCGCCAACCGGTCGTCAAGGGGCGCGTCGCCACACTGCCCACAACCGGCCAGGCCGAGGGGGACACGTACATTTTCACTGGCTCCGGCTCCAATCAGAACCGCCTAGCGCGCTGGTGGGCAACGGGCGCCACCACGGCAATTTGGGAGTACATGCCGCCACGGCTGGGCTGGCGTGTCCAGGTCGCAAACGAGACGACGCCGAGCGGCCAGGTCAAGACGTATGAGTATTCCGGCACGGCGTGGGTCGAGCTGGTGGGCGGTATGTCGGACGCGCCGAGCGACGGAAAAGCGTATGCCCGCGAAAGCGGCGCCTGGACGGAGCTGGGATCGGCCGCGAAATCGGCGCTCAACGTTCTGCCGTTCATGAACCTGATGCCCGACATGGGCCGCTTCGCGGGAACCGCAGCCAACCCTCTGGCTACGATGTTCACAACGTCATGGACTCCAAGCTCGTTTCTCAACGGCTGGAACGGCGCCACCGTTGCAGATGGGGGCAAGTTCGCCTTCGACAACAGCACGAACGGCGGGGCCGGGCCGGCGCTCAATGCGCGGGTGCAGGCGCTGCTTGCGGCAATGGGCCGGACGTGGACGTCGGTGTCACGATACGGGGTCGAGTTCTTCACCACCGTTCTGACGGCGGGATCGCAGACAACAACTGGCTCGGCCGGCGCGGATGGGGTTACGCGATATCTGTGCTGCTCCAACGGCAGCAAAACCGTTTTCAACGCGGGCGCATGGGCGACGGTGGTCATGTGGCTGCGTGTCGAAAGCGGTTCGGCTCATATCTCGTCGGCGCCTTATACCACCCATCGCCTTTGGATCAATGGCGCTGTCGCTGCTCCTGGCGTGGTGCTGCCTGCGAACCAATGGGTGCATCTGCGATTCTCGATGCAGTCATACAACGGCTATGACAACGCGTGTCCGTACATCTACGCATCCGCAGGGGCTCAGATCGCGTTCGCATGCCCGGCGTGGTTCGGTGGCCTCGTCGATCCAGGCATCCACGTTGCCCCCATCCTCACCATCAACGGAGCAAGCGCATGATGAAGCGAGTTCTCTACAAAGGGGCGTTCTTCACTGAGTGGGACGGCCCGCTGGCGGCCATCGCTGAAACTGCCGGAGTGAGCATGGACGATCTCGCGTTCCACCCGGATGACGCGCTGGCGGAGGTCCAGGAACTGCGCCGGCAGGCATACCGGGACGAGGCAGACCCGCTGCGCCTGGAGGCCGAGTATGACGCCATCGCTACCGGCACAGCGCCGGACCTGTCGGCCTGGGTCGCAGCTGTCAAGGCGATCAAAGAGCGCTATCCGCTCCCCCAGTCCTAAGCGTTTTGATAATTGTGACCAACGTCTCCTTTTTGCTACGGTCCCCCGCTGATGTGCGGAGTAGATAGGGATGTTGGTATGAACGAGATGCTTAGACGGAGGCTGCGGGCGGAGCTGCTGGAGGTGGGGTTTCTCAACCAGTGCTGCCTTGATCTGATGGATGCGATGGAGGCCGAGTTCAGCCTCACCGAGGACCAGCGCGAATGCATCGAGCAGCTCAGCCGATTCCTGCGGGAGGGCATCGGCAAGCTGACCGCTCTGTCTGAGCGGGTAGCCGATGGCGATATCGTCGTCCTGTGCTGATCTTTTGAAATTCTTTTGCCGCTGGCGAAACGGTTAGGGCGCGTCATTTATTGCGCAAATCCGCGCCAAATTTCGCGCCGCGCTACACTCCAGGAACTCGACCGCGACCGGCTCCCCCACTGGAAGAACCTCGACGCGGACATCCTCGGGAAGCTTCAGGCCAACGATCCCGGCAATCGCTATGCCGTACCTTATCTCTGGGGAACCACCGGGATCGCCTACGACGTGGACAAGGTCCGCAAGCTGCTCGGCCCCGACGCGCCGGTCGACTCCTGGGACCTGGTCTTCAAGGAGGAGAACATCTCCCGCCTCAGCCAGTGCGGCGTGGCCACGCTGGACTCCTCCACCGAGCTGGTGTCCATCGCCCTCAACTACCTGGGCCTGCCGCACAACAGCCAGAATCCCGAGGACTACCAGAAAGCCCAGGAACTGTTGCTGAAGGTTCGCCCCTACATTCGCTATTTCGACTCCTCCAGAGTCGACACCGATCTCTCCAACGGCAACGTCTGCGTGGTGGTCGGCTGGCAGGGTACGGCCTACATGGCCCAGGTCAACAACGAACAGGCCGGGAACGGTCGCCATATCGCCTACAGCATTCCCCGGGAAGGCTCGCTGGTCTGGGCCGAGAACATGGTGCTGCTCAAGGATGCACCGCATCCGCAGCAGGGTTATGCGCTGATCGACTACCTGCTGCGTCCGGAGGTCATCGCCAGGACCTCCAACTACGTGGGCTATCCGAATGGCAACCAGGCGGCGCTGCCGCTGGTAGAGCGGAAGCTGCGGGAAAACCCGGCGGTTTACCTGAGCAAGGAAACCATGGCGACCCTCTTCCCGCTGGAAACCCTGCCACTGAAGGTCGAGAGAATCCGTACCCGGGTCTGGAGCCGGGTCAAGACCGGGAGCTGA